AATAAATCAGGGCGCAACTGTGCGTTGCGTATAATCTTTTTAATTTGTCTTATATTCTTTTTTTCTATCCGCCACCCGTACACCAATAGCCCGATAAATACCACGTTAATCATCAACGACAATCCTAATATAAATCCTACCATGCTACACTCTGAGCAATACGCTTCACCAAAGGGTGCATTGAAAATACCGGATAGCTGGCCGAATCAAAGGCATGGGTGCGGGCCTTGTCTGTGGTTTGATCCAAATCCCCCTGATTCCATACCATCAATTCGCAATCGTTAATCAAGTCTTTACACTTGGGGTTGATGGTAATCCGATCGTCTTTCAACAGGCGATTGAAGGCGTTCACCCTATCTTTTACAGGGGGGTTGCCTTTCCGGGAGTGAATACGGAATCCCGCATCTCTCAATATTTGGTGATCTGATTTAGTGGAGGAAGTTTTACGCGCTTTCCCTGTTGCATCCGGATAGCAGTGGATCAGGTTGGGATATTTAGACCGCAGCCAATCTGCCATTTCAAAGGTATTGGAATTGGACTTGCGGAAACTGTCGAAATAGTGGATATGGCCATTTAAATCCACCCCGATGGATGCGCTCATATAATCAACATTAAAATCGGCCCCCACAAACACATGGCCGTTGCGCTTTAGTTCTTCAATGTCATCCCTGACAATAACGTGCTTTTCCCTATCAAACGGTTTACAGACACGCCCGGCGGTAAGGTTTACAAATTTGCCGTAAACATAGGCCTGAATTTCCTCCTCTGTATAAGAGGCCAACAGGTTGTCTTTATACTCCTGTGGCAGGTAAGGGTTGTCTAATGTGGAGGATACCACGTATCCAATGTCTATTTTATTTTCATTGACGAGGGTATGTCCCCAATTCAGGCTCTCTGCCGTTCCGGTAAAAAACAATTCAGACTGACTGGCTTCGGGGTGGCGTATCCGTGCGGTCATCTGTTTAAAAACGTCCTGTTTCTGGATAAATGGCTCATCAATACCGCCCCAGGCCAAATTTGCCCCTTTGAGGCTGTCCGGTTTCTCCCCTGAACCAATCCAAATATGTCCGTTCCAATTCCGGATGTGAAATTTGTGCTTTGTTTCGTGATATTTATAATCAATCTCCGATCGTGTCAGGATATCTTTTAATGTCATTACGATGGTTTTCTCTGCCATTGGGTAGGATGGTGAAACGTATTGCCCCGGTAGTCCTGAATTGGCATGGGATAGATAGATTGATCGCATCGCTCCAATATGTGTTTTCCCCGAACCGTAACCACCGACCAACAGTTTGTAATAGTTGGGTAAATCCCACCACTTGCGCTGTCCCGGCAACATCTTCTCTTTTTGAATTACAAAATCCACTCACTCGACAATCACACGGTCTTTGGTAATATTCTGCTCAACCCGTTCCAGTGCCTTCCCTTCGGTTCTGTCCGACACCCAATCCCTTGCCGCCTTATCTCCCTTTGCTGCCATGATCCACGCCTTTGCACACATATCATCGTAATAGGTGTTCCCTGTAACGGGATTAACATCTTTCCCCTTTTCTCTGAGAATTTCCGGAATGCAAAATTCCTTCTTTGGTCGTCCCGGCCCACCGGGATTCCCTTTCTTAAATCGGGTGTCTTTTCCCGTTTTAACTCCGTTTTTAACGGCCTCAGCCATGATCCACTAACGCCATTACTAAAGGTTTATCTACTTTATCCATGAGGTCTTTTACTTTAGGTGAGTCAGTCTCGTACACATCAAATTCCAATCGCCACGTTTTTGAAATTTTTAAATTTTTTAGGCCTACCAGTTCCACGTTTAGGACGATTCCTTCATTTTGGGCCATATCGGTCATAATCGGTATCGTGGAATCCCTCCCCTTTGAGAATAAAATTGGCCGTTGTAATTGCTTTCCGTGTGCGGAATGAATCACATTTCGGGCATTGTTCGTCTGATTCGTCGTCCATTGGGCGGAGTGTTTCCCATACCCACAGACAAGAATTGCATTTGTAGTCGTATCGTATCATCTTTCCGGAAAGAGGTACGCCCGCCATTCCTGTTTGCCGGCAAGTGAGGTCTGTTATGCAGACGGTCCGGGTAGGGCGGCGAGACACCCCTCTACCCTATTGGGGTAATTTAAACGGTCTGGAAGTGTTTACAGGCCCGGTGGAAGGCTTGTGATGCGGCTTGGGGGGATATACCTTTGAAGTCGGCTATCCCGGTAAAAGAAAAGCCCTGGATGGTGTGCATATATACTATATCTCTCTGTAAATCAGATAGTTCGGGCCACGCAGACTCGGTGGCTTTGGCGAAATTCATTTCATCAGAATCGTATTGGTCCCGGTGATATAAATATTCTACGGCCAACTTAAAAACGTTTAATCTTTTGATCGCTTTTCCAGCAAGTTCTGCCGCTTCTTCGTTGTAGCCCTGTTCAGTCATTTGAATAATTTCGTATAAACTTCAGTACAAAATGCGCTCAATACCACCAATCCGAGGGCGAATAAGGCCAAGCCTACGCCCATAACAAGGATAGATCCGGCTATGTTGACGATTGCATCAATCATGTTATTTTTCCTTTAAAATAGTTCTTTCTGAATAATTTGATGGGATATTCGTTTCTCGGCAATTACGATATATTCTTCATTTAACTCTATACCGATAAAGTTTCTGTTTAATTGCTTACAAGCTACACCTGTTGTTCCTGAACCCATAAATGGGTCTAAAACTGTTCCATCTTTTGGTGTTACCAACCTTACAAGGTATTGCATTAGTTTTATTGGTTTTACTGTTGGATGATTGTTACCCTCATTCCTTTCACTCTTACTTGCCTTTGCACAATAGAAGAAACGAGAAGCAGAGCCAGAATCACCACCATAATTCCCTTTAATAGTTCCACCACCACCCATAAAACTATTACCAGTCCCATCGCCCCTCTTGTGTCCACTATTTAGATTCCCACTTTTCGTATCAGGAAACAACCCCACAACCTCTTCACTACCATCATGTATTAGGTTTGCAGGGAATCTGCCTTGTGGGTTTTGTTTATAAATAGTATCTCTCTCTCTCTTTGAATTATCACTTTTATATGCGTTGTTCTTTATATTTTGATTAGTTGTATCAGCTATCTTGTCATCTGTTCCAACCCGACACCCATCAATATTTATCCCACCAGTACCCCATTTCAATACATTATTAGCAACTGTTCCCTTAAATGGTTTCCTTGCTACTGTAATGGGTTCAAGTGCTGGTTTTAGTGCTGTTCCCCAGCCTTCGTATGGTGAGTTACCTTTTGTTACATCAAATCTATCAATATTATGTGATGGTCGTTTATATCCTTCATGTGAATTTTTTGTTGATATTCTTGCTTTATCTGTTCCAATAACATCCCTCTCATTCCCCTGCAACTTATCAACAGCCTTACCAATATTATGACTCTTTGGAAACCCACTACCATATACCCAAGCAATCATATCCCTAATCTCAAACCCAGCATCTTCAATATTAACTGTCATTCTATGCTGTGTTCTTGTTCCTGCAAAGGATAGTAAATAACCACCCGGTTTCAGCACCCTTAAACATTCCTTCCATATCTCAACACTCGGCACATCATAATCCCACTTCTTACCCATAAAGGACAGTCCGTAAGGTGGGTCGGTTACAATAGCATCCACTGAATTATCGTCTAATTCTTTCATCCTGTTAATGCAGTTGCCTTGAAGTATGATTTTATTTTTCCTTTTTAATCGGTTTCAGCTGAACGTCTGGCATCTTTTCGTTCCCTTCGTTTCTTGGCTTTATATTCAGCGATGCTTTTTCGTTTAAGCATCTTTTCCCTTTTTCTGTTTTTTGCTTTTTTATTAACCATAATTTTTCGAGGCCGGGGCAGCTTCCTCCGTGGCAATTCCAACCAAATCAATTCCTCGATTTCGATTTGTCAGCACTTTCGGCCTCAATTTTGACCAATCCACACCCTTTCGCGGGAATGGACGTTTAATGTATTTCTTCTTTGGCATAGATTGTTTCCAATAGTTTCCGCACCTTTTCGATATGCTCATGGCAGGCATAGGCCAGGGTGACGGTCTTACCCTTTCGCACATCCGTAAATTCATATTCAGCCAAGTCAAGGCAGGAATGGTGCTTGCATATTTGGGGAACGATTTTTACTTTTTTCATCTGGCCACACTCCGGAAGGATGTATTAATCAGATTATTGTTTTTCTTGTGGCGGATGTAAGGCGTTTTGCAGTCCCCACATCTAAATACCGGGAACACGTTGGCGGTGGTGAGATAGACTGCTTCCGTTTCGATTAAGTGATCTGAGCCGCAATTCGGGCAGACATCCTGATCCATCAGTACACCCAGATTGGGATGGTTGTGGATATAGGGGCGGAGTTTTAAATAGACATCTTCCAATCCCATTACATCGTGGCGGTTGTATTCAGCCATCCTGTCAAGAGCATCCTGTTTCCCATCCATGCAATCAAGCCAGAGTTGAAAATTCGTGTCCAATTTCTGCTCAAGCTTGAAATGCTTTGTCAGATAATCCTGTTTATAAGATGTAAAGGCAAACTCCCGGCGGGCCACTTTCAAGGTGTCGATGGACTTATAAGGCGTTGGGGGGACCATTTCGTTGTCGATAAATCGGGCGTTTAACTTTCGCAGGTCAAAGCGATCCCCATTATGAGCGATAACGATGTCGGCTTTATCCAACAGTTTCCAGATGGATTTTAAAATGCGTTTGTCATCCCCGGCTTTCGCTTCTTCAGATGTTAAAATATCACTGTGGATTTCATCGTCATATAACCATTTCGCCGCCCATGATAAAATATTCCATTCTTTCAGGATATTGGTATGGGGGATGCGCTGTTTATACAGTCCCCATACATGGACGGTCATGGGAGTTGTTTCAATATCGAATAACAGTATCCGGGGGAGATGAGATTTGTCGATATTTTCAAACGTCTGCCAGTTGGTTGTGAATCTTCGGCTACACTCTTTACAGTCCCACCTTCGTCTGGATTCACCGTTTTTGGTTAGGCGTATTGCTTTCTTTTTGGTATGGGTCGATCCGCAGTCAGGGCAAATGGCTCGCATAGGCTTTCCTTTGGTATGTGGTTAGAATAATTCCCCCTGTGGGATAGGGTTTTGATACTGCCATGTGTGAACAGGCTTGCCGTAGTTCCCCGGTTTCATGTGAGAGGTTTTCCGCAAATACCCCTCTTTTGTGAGGTTGGTGATGGCCCGGCGCACCGAGGTTAAAGGTCTATTGGCCATCATGCAGTATATTTGTATATCTTCCGGGGAAAATGCTTTGTCGGCGTTCTTTTCAAAAAAGGTAAGAATCCGATCTTCCTGGGTGTTGGCTTTTCGGCGGGATTCTTTTAATTCAAATCCGGTGAGGTGGGTTGTGTTATAGTAACTCATAATTATCGAGGTACAGCTTCACGCCCGACGTTTGAGTGTTTTTTCTACGTTCTTACGCATTCGTATCTATTTTTTCTGGAATATCCTCGCCGTCCGGGTTCAATATTTCTTCGGCTTCCCATGCAAGAGAAAACTCTTGATTAGAAAAAAGTTCTGTCAAACCGGTAATTTGAGATAGCCTCAATACTTCATCCCGATCCATGCCAAGCTCTTTTGCAATTTTCTTGTTTGACCAATTCCTTTTTTTAAGGTCAGCAACAAGGTCCGACATCGCACCAACTTTATGTTTTCCCCTCGCCCTGTTGTGTCTAATTGTTGCCGCGACACGGTCGTTTATTCCTTCCCGAGATTTTCTAATCTTCACAATAGGTAAATAACCATAAATCCTATTTTCAATATCTTCGCACTCTTTCCCAATCCTGTTTCTATGGAAGCCATCAACAACCTCAACCTCATCTCCGCTTTCCATAGAAACTATTGGCTGCGTATATCCATCGTTTTCTATGCTTAATCGTAGCAAATCCATTTCCGGTGGCGCAACACTGTTGGGATTATAGTCATTCGCTTGTACTTGATTGTTTTTTACCCAAATGACACAATCTACCGGCTCGTTATTAAATGGGCTGATTTTATGAATCGCCTGTTTAATGTTGTTGATCTGCGCTATTCTTTCATCAATATCAAGCTGTGAAAGCCCTGTGCAGATTAGCCTTGTGAGTTCTTTAATTTTTTTCATATAGAAAAATTCCTTTCAGCCCTTTGCCTTTTCTTTAATAATAGATATTTTCTATATGCCTCTGTTTTATGTTGTGTAAATCCAAGTCCCTTACACCAGTAGTCGTTTCTTAATAATGATTTGCATATTCTTCGCCATGAAGGAACAAGTTTTTTTGATTCAAGAATCTTGGGTGCCTTGTCTGGTATTCCCGCTAAGTAACCCCTGTTTTTCCACCATTCGATATAAGTAAATATTTTATTCAGATAGTGTTCTTTAGTAACGCTTGGTATGCTATTCAAGAATAACTCACTAAACGATTTCCAGGTATGGCCATCAGGCAGTTCAATATTATTATAGCCATTGATAGCACCGCTTTCGTTCATATATAATGCGCCAGAATTTGCACCGTTTACTCTTGAAACCACCTTTGCCCATGTCTCTGGTTCTATCATGTGAAACAACCACAAGCCTCTCCTTTGATCGTCTCCATAGGGCTGGCATATTCTTTGCAAATGTATAGATAGACCCGCCTTGTGCATAAGCTCATATAATTCATTATATCTTTTTTCAGGGTTTTTGTAATGGTATATCCATATATCTTCTGTCGTCCAATCATATATTGGATAAAAATTGAATACATTTTCTGTTATTTTTGTTGTATAGCACTTATTGTTATATCTTTCTTTTGTCTTTGACGATATAGACCTAAATCTATTTAGGCTCTCGTCTGATCTAATGCCGACAAAACAGCAAGTTTTCTTTTTATTGGCAAACCATTCTCCAAATTCTGGCACAAACTCTTCAAATTCCATCCCGTCCCTAAAAAAATTAAAATAAGAATCATCGGTAATTGCGAAATCTGGTGGCTGACGTATCCAATCTATCTGCTTATTTTTATCCCAACACTTCCAAAATGGCTCATAAACAGAAACTGCGTTTCTCAAGTGTATTGGTAGGCAAACCCAATATATATCAATAAAATCTCTATACGATGTCATACACTTAATTGCGTGGTCAATGGTTAGCTTATATTGTCCTTCAAGATCCACTAACAGAACCCCAAATTTTCTATTCCTCTTTATAGCCTCAGAAGCAACAATGTGCAACATCACAGTAGAATCCTTACCAGCACTAAAGCTTAAATATATATTTTCAAACTCGTCAAAAGCGTAAGAAACCCTATCTAATGCAGCCTGATATACAGTTTTATTTAATCTATATTTAGGCATATCTGTATTTCTTTGTTTTTTTCTTCCCAATTACTCAAAGCGGTCTTGGCAATAGCGTCGCTTCTTTTTTGTGTATCAATATCAAGACAATTCCACGCTTCCATCGTTACGGTGTTTGGAACCTGCCCATAAAGGCAACAGGCCGCCTGACCTATGTAAGCGATTTTATTCAACGATGAGTTTGTAAGATTATGCTCACATGAATATTTCCAAGTATTCACGACAAGCATCATATATTTTTTCGTCAAGGGTTCCGACTGAAACATTTTTACCGCTATCTTAATTTTTTCAGATTTTTCTACGCCAGAACAATTATCATAAAATCCGTGTTCATAGTCTTCCCAGAGTTGAAAAGGGTGATAAATTCTTTTACTGTTTTTTACTTCGGATTTCATCTAACAATTCTTCAAGGTCATGGTTTTTAAATTTTCGCACGGTGTTTTTCCTGTCTTTGAGTGATTCATACCAATCGTCGCCACGAACTTCGATCGCCCATTCAACAAATTCCGCCGGTGTTTTGTGTGCGGAGAATTTCGAAGAAAAGACGTGGCATCCAACACAAAGACAAAAGCCGTTTTCAATATCCCACCTAACCGAATATATTGATCTCGAATAAAAATGGTGTGAATTGAGTGGGCTAACCTTGCCACAATGTTCGCATTGTGAATCTGCTTTCTCCCTGACGGCTTGTGACCAAACTTTATCAAGGTTCTTTACGAGGGTTTTTCGGCTTGGTTTTTTTGGCATCCTTCTTTTCCAGGGCGTTTGAATAAAGTTTTTTTAATTGGCGAATCGTCCATTCTGATTCCCCTGTGCGGATGGCCCGCAGCCATTGGTTTCTGCGATCATCACAGATCCATCTCAAGGTTTGCATTTCGGACATTGTTTCCTCCGTTTGCCGTAGGTTGGGAAATCTTCATAATAAAAATATTCACCGTTGCCCGTGATGGGCTTCTGCCATGCAATATTACAGTACGGGCAGACATATATATGTCCGTCAGCCATATCCCAGGCATAGGTTTCTTTCAATGTTTTGTGAATCCTGGCTTGCCCGTTCACTTCACAGCTATCCCCGGCATATATGGCTTCGAGTATATTCATGCAATCGCC